AAAGCCATTTCTTTAGCCTTTAAAGTAGCTGTTTTCTTAATCTTGGAACGCATTTCTAGGTAGTCTTTGAAAGCTGAAGCAAACTTATCGTCTTTTAGGTATTGATACTTCTCGCTTAAATCTTCTTTTGGCTTTGCTTCTTTAGGTGTTGCTTCAACCTGTTCTTCTTTTGCATCTCTAATGTCCAGAAGGAGGGAAGGCATTTCGACTAATACGTTGTTAGCTTTCAATACTGCCAAGACGCTCTTGTGGCAGTTGTTATTTAGGTTCAAGCTCTTGCCATATTGGAATGTAATAAATCCACAGATAAACCAACGACCATTTAATAGAACAATAACTCTTTGTTTGTCCTTGTTTAGTAGTTCAACAGCTTCTTTTAGATCAATACTGCAATCGTACAGCTTGTTAAATCTGCTTATATTCGGCTTCCAAATACCTGCATGGTCGCAAGTATCTTTTAGGAAAGCCCAGAATAATTTGTAATCTTTAGGTAAGTCTATAAACCAATCTTCATCCCAAATCTCGGTGCATGAAAATCGCTTTGACATATAATTCTTTCGGGGTTGTTGCGGTTAAATGGTGGTGGTAACGCTATCCACAGACGCTACCACCTGTCTTACTCAACTCTGACTTATTGCTTTATTACTCGCCCATGCGAAGGCGTGTCTGATTATCACGCCAGTCATATCTTTTTGCTTAAACGCTTTGCTCTTGCTCGTTCTCTATCGTCTTTTGACTTGCAGTATTCACATCTTGAAACTACTTTTAAACTTTTGTGAGGCTGTGCGTATGAAACGTATTCTTCTTTACAACTAGGGCAGGTAACTACTTTTCTCATGCCTTCACCCACAATGAAGCATTGGCACAATGAGCAGGAGGGTTGCTCGTAGGTTCAATCCTTAGAAAACTTATCAATCCACATCTTCTTGCTCTGGTAAAGATACCTCCAATCGCTCTCCAAGTAGGGGGATGGTTGATGCCTTTCTTGATCGCCCAGAACCTAAAATCTTCTGCTTGAAAAGGCTCTGTGCCACGTTCTTGAAGGAAACTCTTTAAATAGTCCATTGCTTCTTCTGACCATTCTTCAATTTGTCTGTTTGCGTTATCTAAAGCCTGTTGCATACCAAAATCTCTTAAATCTGGGGCGGTTAAGAAATCGGTTTGGGTTTGCATTATTTGTTCTCCTTGAATTGTTCTCCGTAATGACCTTGTTTAGCCAATTCCTTGATGCGTTCCACATAATGAATTACTTTGTCTAGGTCGATAATCCCGTCTTTAGTACGCCAACGCATGATGTACTTAACCACGTTCATTTCAAAGTAATCTAACTTGCTTCTTTCTGCTATTTCCCAAGGTTGTATTCCCATTGATCGGTAATGGTTTCCGTCTATTTGCTTTTCTAACGTACTCATTGTTTTACCTCGTGAGCCTTAGTGTGGATTTTAATAAGAACTGCACCTTGCTTTTCGCTTAAATCATGTCCTAGACTTAACTTCTTTTCTTGGATTGACTTGATAAACTCTGCTTCCCAATCCGTATACTTGTAACCTGTTGCTTCAATTTCTGCGATTTTGATTAGTGCGTCTGCTTGATTCATTTCTTCTCCTTAAATAAACAACATGATTAACCAAGTTAGAACTGCTGTAACTAAACTAAATTGACCAATAAAAGGCACAACCCCAAGAAGCAAACATTGCCAAAATGCTACGTGAACTTCTTTATGGAAATGATTAGCCCAAGAGGTGATTGTGTACTGCCAACAAAATCCTGCACCGATTGCTAAAGCAATAAATAATGCTAATCCAATCATTACGATTACACCTGTTGTTCCTTTGTTTCTCATTTAAGCCTCCTGTAGTTGTTCGTTAGGTGAGGGGATGTTTACTCCTGCTTCTGCTCCCAATTTCTGAATCCACTCATAAAACTCGTTTGCTTCTTTTGTTGTTCTGTTTCTTGTTGACTTTGGTACTCGTATTGTTAGTTGACCAATCACAACTTCTTCAAATCCGTAATAAGCACCTGCTAGGGCTTTATACATGATCTCTTTTTCTGTTCCGTAGTGATCTGCCAACTTCTGTACTGCTATGCCAAAGAACGCTCTGTTTTGCTTATCTGTTCTGACTTTCTTTACTTCTTGACCGCAAGCTACGCATTTGTGGCTCATTTTGTTCTTACTCCAAGATTAACGTCTTGATAGTATTCAACACCTTTAATCGGATTGTTCTTTCCGTAAATCTTGATGTATGCGTCGATTGCCTTCTGGTTAGGCGTGATTATTAAAAACTCCTGTGGAACTTGTGATAAGTCAACTACACGACCTTTCCAAACGATAGAGGAGGAAAGTCCTTCTTGTGCTTTTGCCTTGCTTTCTACAAATACTCCACCAGCTTCGGTGCTTACTGCTTGGACAGCTAATTTATCGGCAGTTTCGTTATCGCCTTTATCTTTTGCTTCTTCGGCTTGTTGCATAAGTTTCTCTTGCTCTGCTTTGATAATTCTGTCCATTCGTTCTTTTGCAATTCTTTCTTCCTCCTGTCTTTTTTGCTCTAACATCAAGCGGTAATCCTTAATTCTTTGTTTGACTGCCTTCTCTGCTTCCAGAAGGGGATTTAGGTGTCTATTGCGTTGTGTGGTGGCTTCCTTGTGCGTCTGGTGTGCCTTCTCAACGATAGGGTCGAAGGTGTCGTTGACTTCTTTCTGTAGGTTCTTGATAATCTTGCAGTATTCGACTGCGAAGGTTTCTTCATCATTGTTTGTGATCACAATGCTTAACGCTGTCTGGACAACTTCTGTTTCTTTAACTTCGAGCATTTGAGTATTCATCTATGCCACCTTTACTTTGTATTCACGAACCTTAGTAAATACTTTCGCAAGTTCAAAGTCGGTTAGTTTTGTTAAATCTTCTGGCAATGCGTTTTCAACTCTCCACAATAAAAACTTCTCAAGGCTTCCGAACTTCTCAATGGCTACCTTTTCAATCGTTCCCATTAAAGTGGTCTGTGGTATTACAACTGGCTTTTCGCTATGACCATTGGTGGGTGTTGATACCCTATTTGTAGGTGTGGTTTGTTTAGCAACTTCTTTTAATCCTGTTGCAGAATTACCATCATCATCTTCATCGCTTACAATCCCAAGAATTGACGCATAGGCGTATCGTCTTGCATAAGTAATTGCAGAACCCCTGCCTTGAGGGTCGTCTTTTACTGCCTTTAATGTCAGTGTTGAAGATAGGTACTCCCCACTGGTGTGCATTAGGATGGTTGTTACAGAACCTTCTTGTTCGGTCAACTGGCTTACTGCTAGACCATTCTTGACTAGAATAGGCGTTGCATCCTGTACCAAAGCCGAGAGGGTGGCGTACTTTGACTTGAAGAAGGGATTATTTGCGTCAAAAGATACAGGCTTCATTTCTGATTGAAACTTGACTAAAGCCTTTGCTAATTCTGATATTGTTTGTGATTTTTCCATGTCATTTCTCCTTATGAAACCGCAATGCGGTTGTCTTTTACGATTTTTGCCTTGTCTGTGATTGATTTAATTTCTGCTTTCATTGATACTTCTAATAGCTGTGCCGAGCCACACACGTACTCAATCTGTGCCGAGTCACACACGTACTCAATCTGTGCCGAGCCATACACGGACTTAATCTGTGCCGAGTCACACACGTACTCAATCTGTGCCGAGCCACACACGTACTCAATCTGTGCCGAGTCACACACGTACTTAATCTGTGCCGAGTCACACACGTACTTAATCTGTGCCGAGTCACACACGTACTTAATCTGTGCCGAGCCATACACGGACTCAATCTGTGCCGAGTCACACACGTACTTAATCTGTGCCGAGTCATACACGTACTTAATCTGTGCCGAGTCATACATAGCAACAATGCGAGTGTTTCTTATATATTGGAGTTTTGCTTTACCAGTGAGGATGTAGCAACCAGATAAAAGACATTTCTTCTTATCGTCTTTGATAATCATTCGCTTAATTAAGCTATCTAGCTTATCCTGTACGCTTTCACGTACTTCTTCAAACCATGCTGGCGTTTCTGATTCGTCAACTTTCATTACATACTTGCTTGGTTTATCGTAATCTTTAACATCTTTAGGCGTATATTCGACACGCACAAAGCGATTTAATGAAGGTTCGCCATTATCAGACAATCCATAAAAATTGATTAAATCCTCATGGCTATCTGTGTAGTTATCGTGAAGAATATCGCCATTTCTTAAAACTATTACTGACTTAAATTGACACATTTGAAACTCCTTTAATTTTTAACTCCCTGTGGTTCGTACCCACATCTGCACCTGCAAGTGCTGTCCTCCGTATTGAACGAAGGGAGTATTTATTATTCGTTTATACAATCAACACATAAACCATCGTTACGCTTACAGGTTGGCTCGGTCATTTCACGACCACAGACAACGCATAAATGCTCGTTTTCGCAGTCGCAATGATCGCAGTAGAACTCAACCGAACTTCTGTTTGAACTAATTAGAAGGGTATTGCCATCACAAGCCCTTGCTATTGTTTCGCTGTTACGGACATACATTGAGATTGTTTGGGAAGTCGTCATTACGCCACCTCTTTCATAAACACATGGTCTTTATGTTTGAAAGTAACTACGCAATTCTTAGCCCAAGAAGGAGAACCAAATGCTTTTACATTCTCAAAGTGGTCAGCACCCTTTGTTAAATTGCTTGTCTTTGAGGCTAGCCATGCCTTTCTAGCCATTTTCCAAACCCAAGCAGGCTGTTTGTCTACTGATGGATTTTTGAAGCCATATAAGCCCTTTAAAGAGCCTCTGGTGCGTATTACTTCGGCAACTGCGGTCATTCCGATTAAACCTTGATTAGCTGATTCGCCAATAATGGTTCTGATCGCTTGTTGTTCTGTATAAGCGTTGGCAGGTGTGCATCCCATCATTAGTAAAGCCACCAAAAGCAATCCCCCACCGATTAAAATGACCTTGAGGGAGGTTCTTATGCCAGCAGGAGGGGGGTCAAACCTTTCTGTTTCGTTCAATACATTCTCAACGCTTCTAAGAGCCCGTTTGTCATTATCAGCAATTCTTCTTTTCCAAGTTCTCTTACGTGCCAATACCGCTTCTGTGTTTTCCATACCGAGTTCCTTTCGGGTAATAAAAAAATCCCTAACGATGGCTGGAACCCGAGAGCATAGGCAAGCAGGGAAGCAAGCCTTAGAAGCGGAACCACCATTAGGGATTTCAAATTTAGTTGTTGTTATTTGTAGGGTATTCATGTATGCTCTTAACTTTCTGGCTGTTCCAAGCCGAAGTTCTTGATCAACAGAATCCGAGGTATTACTTTACCTTATCACCAACAACTTCATATAATATATGTGTCGTTTACGTGATGTGATGCTTGGTAAGTAATATGTTGCGGACGCTGTTGCTCAAAGAACGATTACGCTTACAAATATACAGGATATGATATTATTTGTCAACAATTATTTTTTAAAATCAAAAAAATGTTGCTTTGGATTGATAATATCAGATATTCTGCGTATTGTAATTTTGATAAACCCTTCTTTTTCAGTGTATAGCTTTTCTCGACGATGTTTAGCCGAAGATAAACGTATAGATTCACTCCTCCCAAAGATAATATCTTTAGGCTTTAGCGGTTCTTTTCTATCATAATAATCTTTTATGATTAGCTTGAGAAACGTGGAAACTTCTTTAATGCCAAGATCATTAGCATCTTTTTTAAGAAGTTCATAAAGCGGAATGTTTAGATTTATCGTGTACTTATGAATCTTACAATCACTTGTTTGGTTGTATTCCATGAGCATACCTTTCACCTCCTTTGAATGGAGGGTATACCACATATATACGGATTAAGCAACAAAACAACCAATAAAGGCGATATAAGTCAATTAAAAGCGGTCTGTTTTTTGTAAGAATAACATATGATTTGGTAATATGCCAATAGCACTATATATAAATATAGTATTTATCTATTTGTATACTTATATAATCTTCATATATTGTAGTATTTATTGTTCTTTATTACTTATCTTTATCCTTATCCATAACCCTAGCCTACTATGGTAGGCAACTCTAGGGTAGACCTCTCTTTAGGCTCTCCTTAACCCCTGCCTAGCCCTAGAAACTATAATTATAGGTATTATTCATCTGCAGACGTTTAAGACATTGTATTAAACCATACAACGGATTGTACCTGTAGATACAATGTAGATACATTTGTAAGCGTTGCCTAACATCCGTATTAAATATCTCACCTGTTTGGTAAAAACTAAATCACAAAAAAACTATTGCACGAATTTGTCTTTTTTGGTAGGTGAAAAATTGAGGCATTTTAGATAAGATTTTTTTTGATAAATAATTTTTATGGCACTACTATATTATTTGTCAGTAGAGGAGATGTTAAACATTTCGGAAATAGAAAAAGTGGATTACTACGAATATCTCGACGAGATAAACACTAAAAATAAAATTATAAATAGTCAATCTAATAATACTAGACATTCAAGCAAACTATTTGATGATTTTAAAAACTTAGAAATTATTTTTAAAAAAGAAATTACCACAAAAGATTTAGTAACACTTTCTAATTTACGAAGTGCAAAAGCGATCAAAGAATTTATGGCAGGTCTTAAAAGTAAATGGCGTAGAGCAGTATTAGATAGCGGTAGATTTAACACTGGATTGAATTATAAAACTTAGGGCTTAGATGAACGCAGTTAAAAATAAAAAAGCGTATATCGCAGAACTGTATGACTTCATTCTAACGCCCTTAAAACTTTCGAGAGGCTTACCCACTTGCTCACGTGAACTCTGGTTATTGGCTGGAGTTGCAAGAAAAAAGGAAAGCCTCCACTCTTTATGACACAAGACTGCAATAACAACCATTTGTTCCTACAAAACTGCTTAGTCGGGTTTTGTAATATGAAAAAGAAGAAAGCTCCGATCACAGAGCAAGAGTTTGAATTACTTGCCACGTTTGGGGATTACATAGAGGCAGAGTTAAACAAGACGATTAGCCAGTAGGCTAAAGAATTGCGTAAGTATAACAATCGCAAATAGATAGGATTTAAGAATGGCTGGCAATAAGAATAGCGGTAGAAGAACATTATCCGAGGAGATAAGAAGGCGAGAAATCCTCCGCAAGTCTTGGGAGGTTGTTGGAGAGTTCTTAGAAGATAAGTCAATCCCAAATAAAGACAAGGTTGAACAGGCGATCAAGTTAGCACAGAAGGATATGCCCGAGAAGTTAGAACACTCTGGTGATCTAAGCCAAACAATAACAGTTATCAGACCAAAAGAGTCAAATGGGAAATAACATTGAGATCAAACCTTTTCAAGATAGGTTTATATTCTCAAAAGCAAGGTATCCAGCTTTCTGGGGTGGTTGGGGAGTGGGTAAGAGTCTTTCGCTAATCATTAGAGTCATGCTATACAGTCAGCATATCCCGAACAACTTAGGGATTGTCTTTAGAAAAGAGTTTACTGATTTAAGAGATTCCACCTGTAAGGATTTTGAGAGATATACAGGTATAAAGATAGATAGCAAGCGTGAAGTTGTTTTAAAGAACGGTTCGACAATTCTGTTTAGACACATTGAAGAACTAAACAACATTCAGAACATCAACTGCGGATTTTATGCGATTGAACAGGCAGATGAGTTAGAGTCAAGCAACGAGTTCTTTACGCTCTTTGGTCGTTTAAGAAGGAAAGTAACGCCAGACGAAACATTTAAGTCTTATGGATTACCCGAACGCTCTGGATTTGTTATTGGTAACGCAGGGAATCATTGGGGTAGAGAGCTGTGGCGTGATGGCAAGCTAGAAGATAGCGAATGTATAGAGGCTTCAACACTAGATAACGCTGATGTTCTTCCTAAAGACTTTTTAGATAGTTTAGAGATACTTAAAAAGAACAAACCAGAGCTTTATAAGCAGTTTGTTTTAAACGATTGGTCAGTTGGTCAAGATCAGTACATTCTTATCCCTAGCAAGGATTTAGACAGGTTACAGGGCATCACAATACACTGCCCGAAAGATATTAAGGTTATCAGTATTGACCCTTCAATGGGTGGCGATGAGTGCGTATTCAAAGCGTTTGTTAATAGCCGAGAGATTGACCAAGTAATTCTGCATGAGCGAGATACGATGAAGGTAGCAGGGGAAGCGATGATATTCTCCGCAAAGCATAAGATTGATGATTTTATTATAGACTCGATTGGTATTGGTAAGGGTATAGCGGATAAGTTAAGCGAGGTAGGAAAGAGAGTCATTCATCATAACGTGGCGGTACAGGCAGGAAACGCAGAGAAGTTTAGTAATTTAAAGAGCGAGATGTGGTGGTACGTGATGGAACAGGTAATGGATAGCAAGGTTGAATATCCGCCCGATGAAGAAACAAGGAAACAGATATCAAGCGTTAAGTACAAGGTTGTAAACAGCAATGGCAAGATTCAGATGGAAGCAAAGTCAGAAACTAAGAAGCGTTTAGGTTATTCACCAGACAGAGCAGACGCTTGGGTGCAAGGCATCTGGGCGTTGCAGTATGTTCAGCCAGTAGTTTTGAACAAGCGTGATAGATATTCAAGTGATGATTATGAGTTTAACCCTCAAACCTGTTAAGGAGATAAGACATGGATGTGAAACTCCACAAAAAGACATGGGAAGAAAGCGTTAAGAAGCACCCAGATGTTTTTAATAAGAACTTTGATAAGCATATGGAAAAAATTGTAAAGCGTGATGAAGGATTGAAAAAGGCAGCATACGAAGAAAGAAATTCTAAACCATATCAATTAAGAGGATAAGAATATGAAATGTAAATGCGGAAGTAAAGATTGTGCAGTTTGTAAGGGTAAGAAATCAAGCAAGAGTTCTAACAGGATGGATAAATGCTAGACACAAGGCTTCCAGACGTAACATTCAGCGGTAGAGATGATCTATACGCTTTACTACGTGAAACAAGAGAATATGTGAATAAGTTGGAAGAAAGAATCAAAAATTTAGAAGGAATAAAAGGATTTGGAACAGCTAGAAGTTTTGAACCATTTGACGTTGTAACAGCAAGCACAGAAGCTGTTAAAGATTCAGAAGTTTATCTATCAAAGGATGGAATTATGGCGAATACTTCAAGCAATCCAGCTTTAAGAGTAACAAAGATGAAAGCGAAGAAACGTAAATGAGTGAAATGGTGCTACTCAAAGAACCAGAAGTAAAGCCTCAAGACGTTCTAAAGGCTCAATTAAGTTTTAAAGGCGAGTTCGTTAGATATTACAAGGTTGGCAAGGGTTTGATGTTAAAGACAACCAAGTTCTTATACAAGATCCACCAGACTAAAGATGGATTTAGATTGCAACAGATGAGGGCTTTCGCTAATGGATAAGTTATTCGAGATGATCCGTAAAGCTACACAATCAAAGTTCTGCGGATATATACAGATTAACTTCTACATGGGTGGGATTGGCAAGATAAACAAGATGGAAACTTTAGAAGTAAAAGATTTGTGATGTGTTTACGTGGACGACTCACCTGCTGAGAGAAACGTAACGACTAGAACGCAGGTAATCTAGCCATCACAAAGCATATATAACAAGGGATTAACTTAACACGTTGCCCGATTGGCTCAAATAGAGCTGGTCGGGTTTTTTGTTTTATAGGACACAATGAAAATTACACCAGAGAAAATCTTAGAAGATTTAAAGCGTTCAGCTCGTTATCTTTCCCCCTTGCATAAAGCAATGGAGAAGGATTTTGAGTTTGAGGCAGGTCGTCAGTGGGATAAAGCAGATGTTGAAACGCTAAGAAACGCAGGTGTTAAGGCTCTTACGATCAACAAGCTAAGACCAATAATCAAGCTGATGAGTGGTATTGAACGCCAGTCTAAGAGCGACTTTGTAGCCTATCCCGAAGGTGATGAGGATGGTTTGATTGCTGATATATGCACAGGGTTACTCAAGAACGTAGTCAAGCAGAGCAAGGCAGAACGCAAGCTATCCACAGCGTTTAAGCGTGGTTGTATCGGTGGTATGGACTTCATTGAACCATATATCGACTACACCTACGATTTAGTCAATGGCGAGCTGTTCTTACGCAATTTAAACCCTATGCGTGTGTTCTTTGACCCAGACGCAGAGGAATACGACTTATCTGATGGTAACTTCTTAATCAAGTTGTCTTTAAACCTTACCAAAGAGCAGTTAGAACAGCTTTTCCCTACTAAGAAATCTCTCATTGACGAATTAGAACCAAGCAAGATTGAGATTGATGTTATTACCGAAGCTGATGAGCATATTCAAGGCAAGGATTATCCGAAGTTAGATAAAGCAACTAATGGCGAAGAAGATAATTCCGAGTACGGATATGACCTTATTGATTATCAGTACAAATCCCAAACTAAAAAGTATTTCATCATTGATAAGACGCTAGGCGTTGTCCAAGAGGTTGATAGTAAGGAAAAAGGACAGGAATACATCGGTCAACATCCAGATGCTCAACTGATCGAGAAGTCAGTACCAGAGCTTAGATGTGCTTATCAAGTCGGAAATACAATCCTTAATGACGAAGTTCTTTGGACTTACCCAAAGTGGAAGTCATGGTCAATTATCCCATTCTTTGCTGATTGGCTAACTATCCCTCTTAAAGAGCGTGAGCTTCAAATACAGGGCATTGTACGCAATTTAAAAGACCTTCAAGAAGAATATAACAAAAGACGTACTCAAGAGCTAAGACACGTAAATAGTTCTGTTAATAGCGGTAACTTAGTGCCTAAAGGCTCTCTGTCTGCACAAGAATTAGACAAGCTCAAGAAATATGGTAGTTCCGCAGGGGTTACGATTGAATATGATTCGTCTGTTGGCAAGCCAGAAAAGATTATGCCAACGCCTCTTTCATCTGCTCATGCACAATTAGCCGCAGAGAATGCACAAGACCTCAAGGAAGCATCGGGAGTTAATCCCGACCTATTAGCCAACTCCGACACATCGCAGTCTGGAAGGGCTATTCTGCTTAAACAAAAGCAAGGTTTGGTAATGGTACAGGAATACTTAGACAACTATTCCGAAACCAAGCGTTTATTAGGTCGTTTCTTACTTACCCAATTATCCGAAGTCTTTACTGTTGAAACAGCGGTAAAGGTTTTAGGTGATTCATTCCTCAAGAAGTACCAAGAGTTTCAAAAGCCATCTGTTGACCCTGCTACAGGACATCCTGTCATGGATGCTAACGGAAAGCTAAAGACTGAAATTGACCAAGATGCAGTCGGTCAAATCTTCAATAAGGTGCTAAACGAGTCGTCCGATATTAGCAAGTATGACGTTTCAATAGGTGAAGGTGCTTATAACGAAACAGTCAAGATGAGCAACTATTTAACCCTGCAAGACATGGTTAAAAGCGGAGTTCCTATTCCACCAGACGTTTTAATTCAAGAGTCAATGTTACCTCAAGGCTCTAAGCAGAAGATTTTGGCTTCAATCGAAGCTATGCAAGCAGCTCAAGCTGTTGCAACAAACCATCAAATGCCTATGTGAGGCAAGGAGTAAACAATGTCGGAAATCAAGACCGAAGAAGCACCAGTAGAAGAAACGATTGAGATTATAGAAGAAGCACCAGTAGTAGAGGAAGCGGTAGACATTAGCGAACTTCCAGCGGTTGAACAGAAGATGGCTAAAGACTTAGGTATCGCACCTAAAGAAGAAGTAAAGAAGGAAGAACCAAAGGTAGAAAAAAAATTGCCAACGCTTGAAGAAGTTGAGGCAAATGAGAAGGACTTGTTAGGCAAGTTAAGCAAGCCAGATCAAGGTATCTATTTTCAGTACAAAGCTGAAAAAAAGAAGCGTCAAGACGCACAAGCCGAGCGAGATTTAGTTGCTTTTAAGGAAAAAACCTTACGTGATGAGGTTGCAAAGGCACAAGAGGAAGGAAGTTTAACACGCAACAAGTTAGACAAGATTAACAAGTTGTTAAGCGGTTCACCCGAAGAAATCACGATTGAAGCAATCCAAGAGATTTTATCCACAGATGTTAAGAAGCCTGTGGACAACAAAGACAAGCCATTGACTAAGGCTGATTTAGAGCAGATGCAAAAAGAAGCTGATGCAAAGGCTAAAGCCGAGAAAGAAGCAAACGAGCAGTTTGTAACTCGTATCAATAGCTTAGAAGAATTTGGCAAGACCAAATTTGAGAATTATGACGAGATTATCGCTCAAGCTAAAGAAGTCTTAGATGGCAAAGTCGAGTTACCAGAAGTGATAGATAACAAAGATATTAGTCGTCGATTAGTCGAAAAAGTCAACGACCCAAAGAATGACGCAGAAGATATAGCAGAGTTTGTCTTAGGGATTGCAAAACTAAACCCTAATTACGGAAAAGCTAAAGAATCGGGTAAGCCCGAAGGTACTAAAAAGAGTAGTGAGGATATTGACAAGATCATCAAGAATGCCGCTAAAGGTCAATCATCCGCAAGTGTTCCAAGTGGCACGAGTCGAAGAATATCAGTTAATGATATTACCATCGAAGAAGCAGCAAAATTATCGCCAGAAGCATATAAAAAACTTCCTGTCGAAGTAAGAGAAAGATTACGCAAAGAAGCAATGTAGTTAAAAACAAAAATAGAGAGCAAATGCTCTTTTCATCTTTAAGAAAGGATTTACAAAATGGCTAATACAGTATCTACATCAAACTTGAGAGCACAGATTTGGCTCAAAGAGTTAATGAAAGACGTACAGGACTCCCTGTATTTCTCACAACGTGAAATGATGGGAACAGATAGTAACAACATCATCCAAGTCAAAGAAGATTTGAAAAAGTCTGCTGGTGATCGTGTTACGTTCGGTTTAACGCTAAAAATCGGTGGAGGTATCACTGGTGATAGCGAATTGGAAGGTAACGAAAAGGCTATTACGTCTTATGCACAAAGCAACGTGATTGACCAAATCCGTAATGCAGTTCGTTTAACAGGTAAGTTAGATGAACAAAAGGTCGCATACGATATGCGTATGGATGCTAAGGAACAATTAGCAAAATGGAAGGTCGAGTTTATCGAACGTCAAATCTTTATGAAGTTGGGCGGTGTAACAACCACAACTTTAACCGACGTTGGTAGCGTAGTCTATTCTGATTATGCAACATGGTCAAACTCTCCTAACATCGTTCCTGCTGCTGACGAAGCTGCTGGTACTGGTACTCGTTATGTCTGTGCTAAATCCACAGGTATCGATGCTATTGCCAACACTGACATCTTAACTACAACCTTAATCACTAAGGCTCGTGTTAAGGCATCAATCAGTTCTTTAGGTACTCCTGCAATTCAACCTCTCCGCATTGGTGGACAAAACTACTACGTTATGTTTGTTCATCCGTGGCAAGCATATGACTTGAAAACAGCAGCTTCTTCTGTCTGGGCTCAAGCTCAACGTGATGCTCGTACTCGTGGTGACGATAACCCAATCTTCACAGGTTCTTTGGGTATCTGGGATGGCGTTATCTTACACGAACATGAATACGTGCCAACCGCAGTTGCAGGTGCTGCCTTCTCTGCAAGTGGTACTGCTGTAAACAGCGGTGCTCGTGTATTCCGTAGCTTGTTATGCGGTCGTCAAGCTGCGACGTTTGCAGAATGTCAAAATCCAAACGGATGGGTAGAAGAAACATTCGATTACAAAAACAAAGTCGGTTTTGAAACTGGTTTAATTGGTGGTATTCAAAAGACCGCTTTCAACAGCATCGATTATGGTGTTATCACCGTCGATACTGCTGCAACTGACTTATCGTAATTAACAAACTAAGGGTAGGGGAGCAATCCCTTACCCTATATTTAGGAGATTAAAAATGGGAGCAATTACAGGAACATTCGCAGCAGCAACAGAATTTGCTGGCGATTATAAAGTTGTAAAAATTACGTGCGTACCTGCATCTGCATCTGACACAGTTACGTTGACTTTAGCAACACATGGGATTAGTGAAATCCTTTATGTTATCCCAAAGTTGACCGCTGGATATGACGCTGCTTTAGCTGGTATCTTCGCTACGTTTTCTGGTTTAGTAATCACTGTGGTTACGACCGCTGCTGCTGGTACTTCTGCAACGGATTGGACTGGTGCTACTGCTGAACTATTAGTAATCGGAAAGTAAGCATTAAGGGGGAGGGCTAAATACCTTCCCCCTAATCCTTTGAGGGAATAAATGACAGGTTCTGCGTTCTATACATATGTGCTTTCAATCCTAAAGCGTACAGACAAATCAACGGAAGTATATCAAGCTACAACTGATATTGTCAGAGATATGCGTCTGCGTATGCTTTCTAATGACTTTAAGACAATCTCCACAGCCTTAACTATTGGTACTATCGGCAACTACTCGGCAACATTACCATCCGATTTTGGTCATTTAATCGGTGATGTAATGATTAAAGATACTGACTCTGATACTGCATACCAATCTTTACAACAAATTTCAATCGAGAAATACAATGAGCTCTATCCAGATCGTTTTAATACGTCTGTTGGCAATCGCAATACTGCAACTCCTATTCATTACTGCATTTTTGGTGGAAACCTTCTTGTTGCACCACCTGTAGACAAAACATCATACGAATTTAGATTTGCATACACAACCGAGGATGAGGCAGAAATCTCATCTGGTACGTCTGACGTTCCTTTTACGGATAGATACCGCAAGACAGTACGTTATGGCGTGCTTAAAGAGGTTTATGTAGGACTTGAACTTTACGAAGAAGCAAACATCTGGTCGAACTTGTACGAAGCGGATTTAGCGAAGATTATTGAGAACGATAAGTTAAACACAAAAGACGATTCAGCAATCGTTTATAGCGGAATTTAAGGAGATATTATGGCAGTACCTACAACATCTTGGGATGAAACAAGTCCAGCAGGTTCAGATGCACTAAACAATGGCGATAATCGTATGCGAGAAATGAAAACTCAAGTACGTGAAGTTATTGACGTTGATCATAAGTTTGCCTCAAGCGGTTCTGATGCGGATAACGGATGTCACGATCAAGTTACCTTGCTTGAGAAGGCAGATTTAGGTACTGGTGCTGTTGGTAAGACTATCTTAGGTTCACAGACTGTAAGCGGTAAGGGTGAACTTGTTTATACTGATGAAGATAACAACGATATTGTCATGTCCATTCTTGGTACTCCTGTTGCTATCAATCAATGTACCGCAAAGACAACTCCAACAGGTGCAGACTTAATCTTGTTGTCTGATAGTGCTGATAGCTATAAAAGCAAAAAAATGACGATTGCAAACCTCTTAAATGCAGTATACCCAGTTGGTTCTGTTGTAACGCTTGGTGTCAGTACAAACCCTGCTACTTTATTTGGCATTGGTACTTGGTCTGCTATTGCAGGTCGTGTAATTGTCGGTATTGATGCAGGACAAACAGAATTTGATACTCTTGATGAAACTGGCGGTGCTAAGACACATACATTGTCAACAGCGGAAATGCCAGCTCACACTCACACCGTATCTGGTTATTCACCTAACAGCGGTGGTACAGCAACGCTTCAAGGTTCACCTGCTGGTGCTGACGTTACCGTTACAACATCGTCAACTGGTAGTGGTGATGCTCACAATAACTTACAACCTTACATAATTAAATATGTGTGGCAACGGACAGCTTAATGGCAAAAACATTATTAAAACAAGGTTCATTGCTCTTAGTTCAAGGTTTGGATTCGTCTAAACCTGCTGAATATATTAGCGATATTGCCTCTCCTAATACACAGAACTTCTTTGTTGATAGAGGTATCATCACAAAGCGTTCTGGTACTACTGCGTCTGGCTCTGCTATGCCTAATGAGGTCATGGGTGGGGTTGAGCTTGTTCGTGAAGGAACGAGATATAACGTCAGAGTTGGACAGACAAAGATTCAACGCTATAACGTCGGAACGTCAGCATGGGTAGATATTCAACACGCTTCCTTAACAGGTGATACAGATGATTTGATTGATATTGCTATCCCTTTATTAAGCGGTAAACAGATTCTAGTTTTTACCAATGGCGTTGACGTTATGTATAAATGGACTGCTTCTGGCAATACTTCTGCGTTAGGTGGAACTCCACCAAAGGCGAAATTTATCCAAGAGTACCAAACGTATCTAGTTGCTGCCAACATCACAGGCGGTACAGACGTTGATTCAAGAGTTCAGTG